GTTAACCAACAATTCCGTAAATACGGATTTCGGGGAACGCCCTGGTAAACTAATTCAACGTTATGCCCATGCTCGCAGAAACTAAGGTAGATTCTGACACATTGGACTGCGCAGTAACTGCATAACGAGGTCTTTGGATAACAACATGTTTGCTCGATCGATTAAATCGAACAACCAATCCATCCCACGACATAAAAGTCGTATCCGTGATCAAATGTTCAATACCTTTCAATTTTAGTGCTTTACGCAATAAAAATGAAAGCTCTTCAAACTTTTCACGTCCATGGAAAAAAGCTTCACAAACAGCGCTTTCACACGCTGCAACGATCTGCTCATCAGCACAAATACTCTTTGAAGTGACATGTACGGTTAACATCTTGTTAATCGAATCCCACTCCAATGGAGCAACATATGCATCCACTGCTGGTTCATATCGCCACATTCTTTTGAGGAAACTAACTTCATCAATATGAATGTAAGGACGTGAAACAGCTTCTTTATCAGCCATAGTATAACCAATACCAACTTCACCAAGAATTTGTTGAATGTTAGTATGGTTAAATTTAGGTGCAAGCTTACTCACTCCAAAAGCATTATCATCACCATAAGTAAATAAAGCGACATGTTTTTTAAAGTTTTCTACTTTATACCCTAATTTTACCCACGAGTATCGCAAATACAAAGCATTTACAATACCATTAAGGATAACAGTCAAAGGCTGACCAGAAGGATTTCCACAATGAAATCTTACCAAATCACCATGCATGTTTACTATTGGATAACAAGTATCATTAGCAATACACCACATAACTTGGAGATCTTCTTCTGAATAATTACCGCTAGCACGACAAATCTCAATCATGACCCAATACGCATACATTGTAGCGTTTGTGGCCATCTTTTTGTCAAAACTAGCATAATCACCAGCGACCATTTGATCATCACCATGTTGAACAAGATGTTCACGAATCTTCTCCCACTCCAAAGAGTGAGCATTAGTTCCAGGCCCAGATTCAAAAAGGACAGTATTGTTTTGCACACACCTAATTAAAGGTAAATAGTACATTCGAACAATAATTGACCAATCAGCTGGAGCACCAGTAAAAACTCGTGTCTTGTGCATGGAAATTTTCTTAAAAGATTTGGGTTCATCCTTTAAACATCCTGAAAAAACAGGGGAGTACAATTCTCCTCTCTTATAACCTTCAAGACAGTTATGAACACGTTCCAGAACAACATCAGAAAACTCAACACCATCAGCCCAACGTTCTGATATAATT